CCTTGGTCGGCGCGCCGCCCGTGAACTCCTCCACGACCTTCGGCGCCGGCACGTACAGGCTCGCCGGGTCGTACGGATTCCCCGCCCCGTCCAGCTGCTCCACCTCGATGGGGTACAGGTCCGAGTACCCGAGCACGTAGCCCGTGAACGGCGCCGTCCCGAGCACCCACCGCTTCGTCGTCCCGTCCCCGACGTCGACCGTCTCCCACCCCGGATAGTCCTCGTTCAGCGCCCGCACCGCCTCCTGCACGAACTGCGCGTCCGTCACGCTCGTCTTGGTATCGGGCACCAGCTTCGCCAGGTGGGCGGCGAACTGCGACTCGTTCGCGAACGTCAGCGGCACCGGTCCGTCCTCCTCGTCCTCGCGCTCTCCCTACGTGCATGGGGCCGGCCCCCGTGCGAGGGGCCGGCCCCGGAGTGTCTGCGGAGCCGCTACCCGGATCAGCCGGGGAACCGCTCCACCCACACCGTCGCCCAGCAGTCGGTGAGCGGCGAGCTGCCCCCCGTGATGTCGACGTCGAGGTTCAGGATGTCCCCCGCGGCGAGCGTCAGCGACGCCTCCACGGTGACGAGCGACCCCTGCAGCCCGCCCGCGGCCGGCGTCGACGCATCCGTCGCCGCGATCCGCGCCGTGAGCAGGTCCGTCGCTCCCTTCTTGACCGTGATGTCGACGTCCGTGTGCGGCGTCGTGCCGTACGCGCGCGACGTTCCGGCCCACACGTCGTGCACCCGCCCGGGCCACGGCGCCTTGCGGCGGTCCGCGGTCGTGTTGTCGGCCGCGACCCCGACCGCCACGAGGTGGATCGGTACGAGCGGCACCCTGATGTTCGGCATCCCCATCGGTCAGTCCTCCGTTCCTTCGTTCCGCTCCGCTCCTCCGCGGCGCCACCCGGGAACGCTCGCGCGCCCCCGGGTCGTGCCCGCGTCGCCGCTCAGGCCGACGCGTTGTTCCCGTAGATGCCGACGAAGTCCACCGCCGCGACGGCGTAGGCGTGCCGGCCCTTCACCTCGATCCGGTCGTTCGTGAACATCGACCCGAACGACTGACCGTCCGCGACGGTCAGCTCCGGCTCCTCCTGCCCGCCCAGGAACGCCACGCGGATCACCTCCGCGTTGCCCGGGCTCGCCATCAGGAACCAGTCGTTCGCGTCGCTCGCCTCGATGTCGAGCACCGGCTGCGGCATCCCCATCCCGAGCAGCTCGAACCCCCTCCGCGTGGGGAAGTCCGCCGCCGCCGGCGAGAAGTCGGAGAACAGCGTCGCGACCACGCGGCTCTTCGCCAGCGGGTACACGATGAACGACGGCCGCACGCTCTTCTTGCGCCCGCCGCCGCCCGTCTGCGCCATCATCCCCGTGGTCGACGTCATCAGGTTGTCCCACCCGGTCGCGTCGGCCGTCAGGTTCAGCGTGTTCTCGTTCACCGGCGTCCGGCTCGTGCTCGTCAGCTTGTTCCCGTCCGCCATCGTCGGCTGCGTCGCGCGCCGGATCTTCTGGAACACCCGGTCGTTCAGCTCCTCGCGGAACGCCAGCGCGAGCCGCCGCAGCATCGACTGCCAGATGCCGAGGTCGTCGTTCAGCATCTTCTCCCACGTGATCGTCTCGAGGATGCCCCGCTTGCTCAGCGCGTAGCTCTCCTTCCGGTCGGTCGGCGTGGTGGCGTAGGTGTACGCCGCGCCCTCGGCGACGTCCGGGATCGTCCCGTAGTACGTCGGCGCGATCACCTCCTTCGTCCGGAAGTCGCTCTCGCTGACGACGTTCGCGATCTTCCGCCACTCGGCGGTCGCCTCGTCGCCGCCGACGTACTCCGCGAGGAGCGCCCGGTTCAGCGAATCCGCGAACACCGCGTCGAAGTTGGTGGCGTCGACGGCCGCCTTGATCCGCTGCCGCTCCATGCGGCCCATCCGGGCCCGACGCAGGTCGATCCCGAACTGGTCCTCCATGAAGAAGTGCAGGCTGTGACTGAAGTGCCGGCGCGGGTCGAGCCCCTTCGGCTTCTCCACCTTGTCCGAGAACAGGCACGCCAGCGACGCCGTCAGCCGCTCCTGCTTCTCCTCCACGATCGTGACGCCGCGGCTCGTGGCGGTCCGGCGCGTGATCTCGTCGATCTCCGTCGCCTTCTCCGTCGCGAGGCGCGTCGCCTCCGTCCCGCTGACCACCTGCCCCTCGTAGCTCGCCATCAGCCGCGTCGTCGCGTACGCCGGCAGCTTCGCCGCCTCGCACGCGTCGCGCAGCCGCGCGCGGCTCTCCCTCACCTCCGCGTCGCGCAGGGCGGCCGCGAGTCGCGTCTCCGTGTCCGCCGCTCCCGGGGCCGCGCCCGCCTTCGTCGGGGCCGGGGCCGGCGCGGGCGCCGGAGCCGCGGGCGCCGCGGCCGTCGCCGGTCGCGCGCCCTCGATGCTCTCCTCCGGCGTCTCGATCTTCCCGAGCATCGCCATCACCCCGTCGAGGACGTCCGTCTCCCCTTCGGCGGCGAGCTTGTGGTCGGCCGGCAGCGCGAACGCCGTCGCGCACGCCTGCGCGAGCACCGCGTTCCCGCGCACCTTCGACGCGACGTGCCGCCCGAGCGCGTACTCCGTCGCCACGTTGTCGGGCACGCCGTCGACGGCTCCTGCGACCTTCGCGCGCAGCGCCGCGAGCAGCTTCTTGATCCGATCCTTCATCGCTCCGCCTCCCTCGCGTGCCGCCGCGAGCCGCTGCCCGATCAGCCCCTCGGCCGCCGGGAACGTCACGACGTCGACGCTGTCGATCTCCTGCAGCTCCTCCACCCCGGCCCGGTCCCTCGTTCCGTACCCCGAGAGGGACAGGCGGAAGGGACGCTCCGCGAGCGCCCCGTCCGTCTCGAGCGAAGCGAGCCGCGCCTGCAGTTCGTCCGCGTCCTTCACCCCCGCCATCACCAGCAGCTCTCCGACGAGCCCGCCCTCACCCTGGAACGCGCTCTCGTCGTACCGCACGCCGTGTAGCGTCCCGACGACGTTCGCCACCTCGCGCCCGTACTTCTCCTCGTCGCCCTGGTGGTCGTAGATCGGGCGGCCGTCCGCGTCGACCTTCGTCAGCATCTTCACGGGCCGGCCCTCGAACAGCCCCGCCCGCCGGCGAAGCATCTGCGGCGTCCGCGTCACCCCGTTCAGGTCGCGGCCGCTCTTGACGAGCTCCGCGTACCACCGTCGCGACGCGCCGACGCTCGCGCGAACGATGCTCCCTTGCGCGTAGGTCCTACTGCCCACGCGCGGGATCGAACCCCCGGCGCGCGCCCCCGCAAGATCGGGATTTCACACAGTCCGCTCCGTGCCGTATCCTTCCGCTCCGTGGGAGCCGGTCCTCGTCGCGTACCCTCCGGTGCCGCGCCTGCCCGACCGAGTCCGTCGTCGGAGCGTGTCCCGTGGCCGGCTCCCCACGCCCTCACCGTCTCCGAGGTGGCGGCCGCGCTCGGCGTCTCCGTGCGCTTCGTCCGCAAGCTCATCCGCGCCGGCAAGCTCCCCGTGCTCCGGCTCTCGGCCCGCTGCGTCCGCGTCGAAGCGACCGACCTGACCGCGCTCCGCGCGGCGTGCCGCTCCTCTCGATGACCGACGTCGTCGGCCCGCTCTCGCTCGACGGGCACTTCCGCGAAGGCTTCCGCCGTGAGGCGGAGCGCGCCCCCCACGCGTACTACGGCACCGGCTCCGTCCGGTCCGGCCCCTACAACCTCCGCCGCGCCGTCTGCGTCACGCGGTCGTCCGGGCCCCACCTCGGCCACGCCTTCGAGCGAACGCTGATCGGCCACCGCTGCGTCCGCTGCTCGAAGTTCTACCTGTCGCTCTTGCGAATGTAGCGCCGCTCGGCGGCCGCCCGGTCCACGTAGATCACGTCGCACCGGCAGTTGATGCTCTCCTCCGCCGGCAGCGTCGGGTCCATCGGCCCGTTCGCCTTGTGCCCCGCGCTGCTCTTGGGCGGCGTATCGAACGTCGCGTGCCCCCCTACGTTGAACAGGTCCAGCAGCTCCCTCTCCTGCCCGTGGATCGCCAGGTGCGTGTCCCTCACCCGGTCATCCAGCGTCGCCACCCACCGCTTCACGAGGTCCACCCCCGCGTCGTGCAGCTGCTCGTCGTTCGCGGCCCGCTGCTGCTGGTACGCCCGGTTCACCTCCGTCCGCGCGATCCGCTCCACGCGCGCGACCGTCCCCTCGTCGCCCATCGCATCCCGGATCGCCTTCAGGTACTCCCGCTCCGTCAGCCCCCCCGCGACCGCGCGCGTCGTCGCCAGCCTCACGCGCCTCCCCACCCCCTCCGCCCACTCGCGCACGAGGTCGCCCGCCGTGCTCTCCGCGTACGCGACCACGCCCGGGTCGACCCGGATCCGGATCGGGCCCGCCGCGCCGGCTGCGAGCTTCGCCGCCTCGCGCACCCCGAGCCTGATCTCCCCGGCCGCCTCCTGCCCGAGCGACGCGATCGCCGCGTCCAGCTCCCGCTTCGTCGCCAGCGCGACCGCGCGGTCGTACTCGCTCGGCGTCCCCCCTCCCAGCCGCTTCGCCACGAGCGCGTCGAGCGCCCGCCCTCTCGCCTCCTGCAGCACCCGCTTGACCGCGCGCGCCGCGCGCCCCTCGAGCCGCCCGAGCCCCGGGTGCGGCATCAGGTCGTCGCGGCTTCGACGTGGACGACGCCCGTCGCCTCGGGCAGCCGCTCGCTCCCGTTCACCGACACCACCTCCAAGTCGTACGCCCCCGGAACGAACTGGTCGAAGTCCGCCTGCACCACGATGAACGTGATGTCCCCGTCGCTGCCGGTGCCACCCCCGGGGAACGACCGCTCCGCACTCTGCGACTTCCGCCGCACCGTCGTGCTCCCGCTCCCGCTCGCGCTCAGCCGGTACTCCAGGTCCGTCAGCGTGCTCAGGTCCAGCGGCCCGCCGCTCGCGTTCCCGAAGTGCAGCGTGTGGCGCAGGTCGCCGCCCTTGCGGAACGTCACCGGCTTCAGGCGGATCACCCCGGCTGCGTTCACGGTCCCTCCACGCCCTCCATGCTACCGACTCCCACCGTCTCGCTGCGCACCTCCGCGATCCCCCGGTCGATGCTCGCAGCGCTCGTGAGCCCCACGCTCACCGCGGCGACCGTCAGCGGCCGGTCCAGATCGACCCCCGCTCCGAGCGCCGTCAGCTCTCCCGTGGCGGTCGCCCCGCCCGCCGCCGTCCCCGCGAGGGCCCCCGTCCCGACGAGGACGCCGGCCACGGTCGCCGTCGCGCTGCTCGTGCCCGTCAGCGCCCCGACCCCCGTCAGCTCCCCGGCCGCGGCCGCGGCGGCGGCGCTCGTCCCTGCGAGGGCCCCCGCTCCGGTGAGCGCCCCGCTCGCGGTCGCCCCTCCGGCCGCCGACCCCGTCATCCCCGGCACCCCGCCTTCCAAGTCCCCCGTGACGGTCGCCTGTCCCGCGGCCGCCCCGGCGAGGGCCCCGCTGCCGAGGAGCTCCCCGGCGGCCGATCCCACGCCCGCGGCGGCCCCTGCCAGCGCCCCCGCGCCCGTGAGGCTGCCGGCGGCCGTCGCCGCCCCCGCGACCGCTCCTGCGAGCGCCCCCGCCCCCGTGAGGGCCCCCGTGACGGTCGCCGCCCCCGCCGCGCTCCCCGTCCCGAACGCGTACGCGATCCCCTCCGCGCTCGCGCTGCTCGTGCCGGCCGCGCTCCCCGCGAGCGCCCCCGCGCCTCCGAGCGTCCCGGCCGCCGCGCCGACGCCCGCCGTGCTCCCCTCCAGCGCCCCCGCCCCGAGCAGCGTCCCGCTCGCCGTGGCGCCCCCGGCCGCGCTCCCCGTCATCGCCCCGGCCGGCGGGATCCACTTCGCGTCGAGCGCCTGCTGGATCGCCGTCCGCTTGCTGCTCCCCGGGATCGGGCTGTAGATCCGCACCTCGCAGATGTCCGCGTCGAGGTAATCGGTCCCGGCCCCTCCGTTCCGCCCGAGCCGCAGGCCGGCGCCGCCCTGGTCCGTCGACAAGTCCTCCGCCCCGTACTCCGTCGCCCCCACGCGCAAGAAGCAGCTCGTCCCCGCGTCGTACGCCGACCCGATGATCGCGGCCGCGTCCTCCGTCAGCGTGCCCCGGTGCGTCCCCGCGTTCACGCTCACCTGCCGCCACCCGTTCGTCGTGTCCCCCACGAGCCCGAGCCGGTTGTCGACGGTCGCGCGCCCGAACACGAACCCGAGCGTCGGGTTCCGCGGGATCACGACGGCCACGATGTAGACCGGGTGATCGTTCTCCCACGCCGTCGTCTCGAGGAAGTGCGACGCGCCGTCGAACCGCACGACGTCGAGCCCGTTCTGGATCGCCTTCTTCAGCGTCGCCCGGTTCCCGTCCGTCGCCTGCTGGGAGTGCCGTCCGTACCCCGACAGGTCATCGAAGCTCGCGACGCGCTCCGCGTCGTCGTCGGCGGCCGTGGTCCGCTCGTCGTCCTGCCACAGCGACCCCGCCTTGCTCGCGTCGTACCACGCCTGCATCCCCTCGTCCGGCGTCAGGATCGGCGTCCCGACCGTCGCGACCCCCGCCGCGCTGCCGGCGAGCGCCCCCGCTCCGGTCATCGACCCCGAGCACGTCGAGCCCCCCGCCGCCGAGCCCGTCATCGGCCCGACGACTTCCTTGATCGCAAGGTGGACGCCCGCGCGGTCGTCCGACGTCGCCTGCGTGAACCCGACGTTCCTCGCGCCCTGCCCCGCCGTCGTCTCCCGCACGGTGGAGAACCCGAACGAGCCGGCGTCGATGCTCTGCAGCAGCGTCGACGACGAGCCTTGCGGCGCCGGCGAGTTCCCCCCGTAGTAGCTCTGCGCGTAGCGCAGCGAGTTCGACCCCGGCGACCCGTCCGTCACCGACTGCTCGGCGAACGTGCCGTTCTCGTTCAGGAGCACGATCCCCGCCGTGTGCACCTCGGGATCGCGGTCCGCGGCGCACGTCACCGTGCACGCGACGGCGTACATGCCCGTCGCGTTGTTCGTCCGGCTGACGACCACCGTCTGCGTCCCGGTCGGCGGATTCTTGAGGAAGTACGTCTTGATGTTGCCGGGTTCGGTCGCCGTGTCGGACGCCTCGCCGCCCGAGACCGCCGTCATCGCGATCCCGCCGTACGTCACCCCCGTGACGGGATTCGTCCCCGCGATCGCGCACACGAACACGAGCACCCCCCGCGCGCTGCTCGTGCCCGGGTGGTCCCATTGGAACGACGCCTCGTTGGTGCTCCCGACCGTGCCGGTGTGCGACTCAGAATCGGCGTCGTGGCCGACCGCCATCGCTCAGTCCCGCCCCGCCTCGCCCTCGAACCGGAACACCTCCTCGCCTGCCGCCTCGTTCACGAAGTCGCACGCCGCGGCCGCCGTCATCGCGAGCCACGTCGTCTCCAGCTCGTCGCGGCCGGCCACGAACACGTCGAGCCTCCTCCACTCCGCCAGCCACGCCACCTCGTCCTCGGGCATCGGCGTGAACGGCGCCTTCCCGTCCGAGTCGTACAGGTACCACCGCTCGTCGTACGTCCCGGGCAAGTCGTCCGGGCTCGCGAACTGCCCGTGCTCGTCCATCGCCCGCACGTGCTCCAGCTCGTGGATCAGCACCCGCTTGTCCTTATCCGGGTCGCCGTCCAGCTCCAGCACGTCCGTGATCCACACGAACCCGCGCCACCCCTCCCGGTCCGACAGGTACGCGATCCCGAGCGTCCCCCCGTCCCACGACATCGCCTGCACCGCGACGTCGTTCTCGTCGGGCGGCCCGTCGTCGTCCCCCCACCCGCACCCTGCGAGCGCGAGGACGAGGACGGCCGCCGCACCCCGGAGCATCAGTCCTCCGTGATGTCGAGCGCCCCCGCCGCGAACGACGGCGTGATGCCCGTGCTCACCGCGAGGCTCGCCCCGAGCGCCCCCTTGTAGAACACGTACCCCGCGCCCGAGCTGTCCCGCCCGACCGCGAAGTGCGTGATCGTCGCCGACCCGCTGCTGCATTGCGGGAACGTGATCGCGCCGACGTTCTCCGCCGCTCCGCTCGCCACGGTCCACCCGCCGCTCGTCCGCGCGACGGCCACGCGCGCGTAGCTGCCGTAGCTCGTCTCGTTCGTCGTCTGCGACCCGCCCTCGCCGACGTCCGCCGTGTGCAGCGAGACGTGCGTGTTGGTGATCGGGCTCGACGCCGCGTTGTCCCACATGTTCGCGAGCGCGACCGCCTGGAGGATGATCTCCAGAACGTCCGTCTCGAGCGAGTTGCCCTTGCTCACTTCGCACCGCCCTTCTTGGCGGCCGCGAGCTCGGCCACGGTCCCGTCCCGCTCCTGCTTCCAGTCCTCCACCCGCTCTTCGAGCGCCCGCACGGCGCCCTTCGCCTGCGCCACCTGCTCCTCCGGGCTGATCCTCGCCACCCGCCCCGGGATCAGCGTCCGGTTCTCCAGCGTGCGCAGCTCTCCCTTCGAGTGCGCCCTCTCCGCGCGCGCGAGCACGTCCTTCGCTCCCACGAGGAACGTCTCCGCCTTCTGGATCTGGCGGTCGTGGATCCGGAGCTTGTGCTCCAACCGCGGGACGCGCATCCGCTTCTCCCGCTCCGCCCTGCACGCCTTCACGTCGCACGGCTCGATCTTCGTCGGGTACCGCGGGTCGATCGCCTCGGCTTCGAGGATCGCGACGTCGACGCCCGCCCTCGCGTCGTTGTCGAGGCATTCGAGCTGCGCGATCGTCGCGCCCCCGACCCCCGACACCGTCTCCGTCACGAGCCACCTCAGCCCGTCGCGGCTGAGCGTCGTCCCCGCCTTCACCTTCGCCATGTGCGCCTCCGCTTCGTCACCCTATCACGTTCTCTCGTCCCTGCGCTCCTGCCCCTGCTCGGGCGCCTTCTCGTCGCCCCGCTCCTCGTCCTGCCGCCGGTTCACGGGCCCGCCGTCCTCGGGCGGCTGCGGCTGCCCCGCCTCCGCCGGAATCGCGGGCGGCTTCTCGCTCAGCTGCCGCCCGTACTGCTTCCCCTTGATCGCCGCGCGCCCGATCGCCTGCCGCTCCTCCGGCGACACGATGAAGCTCGCCACCGCCGCGTCGAGCGCCACGATCAGCCCCGCCAGCTCGTTCACGTCGCGGAGGCTGTCCCTCGTCGCGACGTCCGCCATCGTCAGCGTGAACTCGTCGCTCTCCCCCGCGGGGATCGCGCCGACCTTCTTGCCGACCGCGATCAGGAACCGGTGCTCCTCCTCCAAGTCCGCCTTCACGACGCCCTGCAGCGCGTCGATGCTCCGGTGGATCGGCGTCCCCTGCTCGACGGCCGTCGCCCGGTTGGTATCGCCCCCCGCCGAGTACCACATCCGCGGGATCCCGTGCGCCCCGAGGATGTACTCCAGCAGCATTTCGACGAACTCGCGCGCGGCCGGCACCTGCAGCTCCGGCGCGACCGCTTCGACGGTCACATTCGCCGTCGTGACGCACACCTCCCCCGGCATCCAGCTCTCGAGCCACGCGCGCAGCTCCCGCTCGATCTTCTTGTCCTGCGCCTTGACGCCCGTCGGCTCGTACTTCCCGTGCAGCCAGAACCGGCTCGTGTACTCGATCTTCCGCGACAGCTCTTCGACCGCCGTGTCGAGGCTCGTCGCCTTGTCGATGCTCCTCGTGAGGAACGGCAGGCCTCGGCGCCCGAGCACGTTCACCCGGTGCAGCATCAGCGCCGTGCTCGTCCCGTCTCCGTTGTCCCGCAGCGCCACGCTCCCGTCCGGCGCGACGAGGGCGGCCGGGTACGTGACGTCCTGCTCCCCGGGCTCCTCCCCCTTCATTGTCAGCGCGAGCACCCGGTCGACGTTGTGCCGCATGACGTGCACGCTCTTGATGTCATCCGGCTCCATCCGCCCGAGCAGCACGTTCGCCCCGAGCACCGGCGCTCCGCTCGCGTCCGGCCCCCGCTGCGTCACCGTGTAGCTGCACAGCCGCTCCCCGTCGATCAGCAGCGCCACGGTCCGCGGCCGCAGCGTCCGCTCCCAGCTGTTCTCGGGCCGCATCAGCAGGTCGTTCATCCACTCCGCGACCGCCTTGCTCTCGTACTCCCGCCGCACGCCGTCGCCGATCGTGAAGTTCACGAGGCAATCCACGATCTGCCCGTAGACGCCGCTCCGCTTGTACTGCATCCGGCTCGACCGCACCGCCCTCATGCGCTCGACCGCCGTCAGGTCGCGCTCCCCGCTCGCGCTCGCGCTGCTCAGCCACGACTGCCGCAGCTCCGCGTCCCGCCTCCACGCGTCCGCCACCTGAGCGGCCGTCGCCGCCGTCGCGCGCGTGCTCGCCCTCGTGATGATCGCGCGGCTCTTGCTCGGCGGCCGCTGCGCCGCCCGGGCCCTGCTCGTCGTCGTCCCGGCTCTCGCCTTCGCCACGCGCGCCCTCCGCGCCGCTCAGGCTATCACGCCGCCGCCTCGCCCTCCGCGGTCGCCCACGTGACGACCTCGAGGATGCTGCTCGCCGCCCCGCAGAACCACCGGATCGCGGCGTCCCTCGTCGGCCTCACCGGCCCTTCGAGCACGACCGCCTTCCCCCTCACCACCCGCGCGCGCCACCCTGCTCTCGTCTGCGTCACCTCCAGCTTCGCGTGCATCGCCGTTCCTCCTCGTGACCGCAGCGGCTCGGGCGGGAAGGGGATCCGCACCGGGTTGGGCTTCCGGGTCCGGGCTCGCCGCTATGGTCCTCCGTGGGAGCGGGTTCCCGTCGCCGCTCCCTGGCAAGGGATCTCAGCCGGGGAGTCTACCCCTGCGCTCCGCCCGACCAAGGCTGAACCCTCGATCCCCCCCGAACACGCTCCCCGGCCCCCGCGCGACGTCGAACCGGCTCCGCGGCCGCGCCCCGCTCGGGCCGACCGGCCGCCGCTGCACCTCGCCGCGCTCGCGCCGTTCCGCGGCCGCGCCGCTCGCGCTCGTCTCCGCGTGCAGCTCCAGCTCCGCGAGCGCCTGACTCGTCGCGTCCACCTGATCGTCGTTCGCGCTCCCCGGGAACGTCGTTAGCTCGTGAATCCAGTCCTCCACCCACCTCCCGTACCTCGGGTGCCCCGGCCCCGGCACGTGCACGTTCAACCCCTCGAACACCGGCGCGACCGCGCGCAGCCTCGCCGCCTTGTCCGACGGGCCCCGCCCCTCGCCCTTCACCTTGCGCAGCACCACGCCCGTCAGCCTCCGCCTCAACATCGCGACGGCGGCCGGCCCCATCGCCGCGTCCTCGAACACCCGCCTCCCGATCCCCGGGTGCCGCGCCGCGAGTGCGGCCGCCTCGTCCAGCGTCTCCTCGAACCCCCACCGCCCGCGCGCCTGATCGTCGAGGTAGACGTCCGCCCCCTTCCCGTACCACGCCTGCCCCGCGTGAAAGCTCCCCGTGCTCGTCTCTTTCAGCTTCAGGTCCCAGCTGATGACGCCCCGGTCCGTGCCGACCGGCAGCCGCGTGAACCTCTGGATCCACGCCTTCTTGATGATGCCCCCCTCCTCCGGCGCCGGCCGCTGCTGGTACTCGGCCGCCCACGCGTAGCTCGTCATCTTCGACCGCTTCCGCAGCAGCGCGTCCCGGCTCCACCGCCCGGGCCACAGCGCCTCCCCCTCCGCGCGCCCGAGCGGGTCGTCGCCCTCCGCCAGCGCCGGCAGCCTCAGCACCCGCCACCCTTCCGGCGCCTCCTCGATGATCCGGCCGACCGGGTCGCGCTCGCTCCACCTCGTCATCGTGAGGATCCACCACGCGTCCGGCTCCGCGCGCGGCTCCAGCGTCTCCCTCAGCCACTCCCACAGCCGCTCCATCTGCGTCTCGCTGTGCCCCGCCTCGGCGTCCTTCACCGGGTCGTCGATCAGGATTCCGTTCCCGCCGTACCCCGTGACTCCGCCCTCCGGGCTCGTCCAGAGCATCCCGCCGTCGTACCCCGCGATGCCGAACTCGTCCGCGGCCGCGCTCTCGCTGCTCAGCTCGATGTCGAACGTCTCGTGCCCGAACACGTCGATCAGCGTCCGAACCTTCCTCCCGAACCGCTTGCTCAGCCGGTTCGTATGTGTCGCCCCGATCAGGTGATCGTTCGGCCTCCGCCCGAGGTACCACGCCGGGGCCGCGATGCTCGTCATGGTCGACTTCGCGTGCCGCGGCGGCTCGCACACGATCAGGCGCCGGCTCTCCGGCGGCCCGAACATCGTCTCCATGATCGCCGCGTTCAGCAGCTCCAGGTGCGGCGCGCTCTTGTACGTCGGGTGCGTGTAGAGCAGGAGCCCGAGCGGCGTCTCGCGCGCGAGCTCGAGGTTCACGCCTCGTCGTCCATGTGGTCGCGCCACTCGGCCAGCAGCCCGACGGCGCCAGCGATCACGAGCACGATGCTCAGCCCGATCAGCATCCCGAGCTGGTGCTGCGTCACCCCTTCGCCCTCCACACGCTCAGCCTCTGCGCGTGGTCGTGCTGCCCCCCGCGCTGCGCCGTCGTCGTCGCCCCCGTGTTCTCGATGGTCCCCGCCCGCGCGGCCGCGAGCAGGCGCCCCGCCAGCCCCTTCGTCACCGGCACCCCCGGGCACCGCTCCCACACGTCGTCCGCCGTGAACGTCGGCAGCTCCCGCGCGGCGCGCGCGATCGCGTCGTCCACGCGCCCCTCCTCGGCGGCGGTCCACCGGCTCGCCGCGCGCTCCGTCCCCTCGTCCCTGCGCTCCGCCGGCGAAGGCGGCCCCGCCCCCGGCATCCGCTGCCAGATCGGCGGCCCGCTGAAAGGCAGGCTCGGATGCCCGCCCTCGTCGCCCTGGTCGTCGTCGTCCCTCCGCCGCCCGATCACGGCAGCCTCCGGCCGGCGGCCGCGCGCGTGCGGGCCCGCTGCCGCGCGAGCTTCCCCCGGCGCAGGTGCAGCTCGAACTCCCGCAGCTGCTCCGCCGTCAGCCCGAGGATCACCCGCGCGGCGGCGTCGACCCACCCCTCGATGATCGTGTCCGCCGTCATCGCGACCGCCTCGCGCAGCCGCTTCCGCATCGAGACGCCAGTCATGCCCCGCCCTCCTGCTGCGCCTTCCCGTTCGCCTTGCCGTTCCGCTTCGGCGGCTCCGGCACCACCTCCACGTCGACGGCGCGCTCCGGGCCCGCCGCCTGCTCCGTCGCCTTCAGCGCCTCCGCCAGCGCCATGCGCACGCCCGTCCCCGCCGCGAGCTTCGCGTACAGCACGCGCCTCCCCTCCGGGTCGCGCGTCACCGCGTCGAGCAAGTCCACCTCGAGCCTCGTGCCGCTCGCCGGCCCGCCCGTCGCGATGTTCACCTGCGCCGCCACCGCCTTGCTCATCCCCGCCTCGGCGGCCCGCTGCGCCAGGTCGATGAACCGCGCCGCCGTCAGCGCCCTCGTCCTCGGCCGCACGTTCGTCCTGTCGAGCATCACCTCCAGCATCACGCTCGTCGCCGCCGCCAGCCCCTTCCCGTCGCCGCAGTCGATGAACGTCCGCGCCATCTTCGCCGCGAGCGTCGCGCGCTCCCGGTCCGCGGTCGGCGGCGCCGGAGCGAGGGCCGCGTCCGCCTGCTCCGGCGTCAGCGCCGGCACCGCCTTCGCCAGCGCCCGCTTGCGTCGGCCCGGGCCCCGGCTCGCGCTCACGCCCCCCTCCTCGCCACGACGTCCTCGCCCGTGCCCTGCGCCTTCGGGCACCGCGAGCTCCCGGGCTCGAAGTCGTGCCCGCACCAGCACACCCTCTCGATGCTGACCGGCGCCGGCCTCAGCTCCCCGCACTCGATGCAGTTCCACACCCACACGTACGGGTCGCGCTTCCCCGCGACCCGGCCGACGAACCTCATCCGCTTCTCACACCGCCCGCACCACGGCGCTGCGTCGTCGAACGGCACCCGCTCCTCCCGGTCATCGAGCGTACTCCCGCTCACCGGACGAGCAGCCACGCGAGGAACACGGCGGCGTCGATGCCGAGGAACGCGACCACGAGGTAGAGCCTACGCCCTCCGGCCCTCGCCGCCTGCCGCCGATGCACCTCCTCCACCGCGACCGTCGCCACGAGCCACCACGAGAGGAGGTAGTTGGCGCCCGTGCTCACGATCCAGAGCACCGCGAGCAGCGGCGTCAGCGCCGCGACGACGGCGGCCGCGACCGCTCTCTTCCACCACGCCCTCGCCGGGGGGCACATGCTCCCCCGCTCGTGCGCGTGCCCGCACCTCCGATGCACCTCCGGCCACCCGTGCGCCCGGTCGTACGCCGCGTCGCGCGCCTCG